GGTAATAATTTTAAAAAGCTTTTTGAAGATTCGGATTGCTCTAAAAGAAATCAGAATGGACAAACCAAATCAGGCTTGTATAATTTATTTATACCTATGGAATGGAATTTTGAAGGATATATAGATAGATACGGGATGCCTGTATTTCACTCCCCAGCTAAAAGTGTAAGAGGAATTGATGATGAGGATATATATGTAGGAGCTGTGGATTATTGGACTAATGAGGTTGATTCGTTAAGTCAAGATCCTGACGCATTAAATGAGTTTTACAGGCAATTCCCTCGAACTGAGTCTCACGCATTTCGTGATGAATCAAAACAATCTCTCTTTAATTTAACTAAAATATATCAACAAATTGATTATAATGACTCCTTAATTAGAGAGCATTTTGTAACCCAAGGGTCGTTTAGATGGAAGGACGGAATCAAAGATTCCCAAGTTATTTGGAGTCCAAATAAAAATGGAAGATTTTTTGTAACTTGGCTACCGAGAAAAGAATTACAAAACCAGGTTATAACAAAGCTCAGCTCAAAGTATCCTGGCAACGAACATTTAGGCTCGTTTGGTTGTGATTCTTACGATATTTCTGGTGTAGTTGTAGGAAAAGGATCTAATGGATCTTTGCATGGTTTGACAAAATTTAATATGGACGAAGCTCCTTCTAATTATTTTTTTTTAGAATACATAGCTCGCCCTCAAACAGCAGAAATATTTTTTGAAGAAGTGTTGATGGCGTGTATATTTTATGGTATGCCGATTTTATGTGAAAACAACAAGCCTCGGTTATTGTATCACTTTAAAAATAGAGGGTACAGAGGTTTTTGTATGAATAGGCCTGACAAAAGATATAACAAACTATCAAAGACAGAACGAGAATTAGGAGGAATCCCTAATACTTCGGAAGACGTAAAACAATCTCACGCATCTGCGATTGAATCTTATATAGAAAAACATATAGGGTTAGATTTAACAGGAGCGTATAGAGAAAAAGATGATATGGGTGAAATGTATTTTGGTAGAACATTAGAGGATTGGGCGAGATTTGATATTAGTAATAGAACAAAATTTGATGCTTCAATTAGTTCGGGATTAGCAATTATGGCAAATCAAAAACATTTATATACTCCTGTTCAAAAACAATCAAAAATAAGCATTAACTTTGCAAGATATAATAACAAAAGCACAGTAAGTCAACTAATTAATAAATGAAAGACGTTAAAGTAAATTTACAGTCTACTGCTTTTCCTGATCAATTTGTTTCGGATGCCACTAAAGAAACTTATGAATACGGGTTACAAGTAGGGCAGGCTATCCAATACGAGTGGTTTAGAAAAGACAGCAATCAATGTAGGTTTTATAGTCAATGGCAACAATTTAACAAACTCAGGCTTTACGCCAGAGGAGAGCAGTCGATAGCTAAATATAAAAATGAATTAGCAATAGATGGAGATTTAAGTTATCTTAATTTAGATTGGACACCTATAGCTATTATTCCTAAATTCATAGATATTGTGGTTAATGGGATGTCAGACAGACTCTTTGACGTTAAGTGTTATGCAGAAGACGCTTTGTCAGCTGAACGTAGAGGTGCGTTTGAGCAAAACGTAAGAGATAATATGGTAGCCAAACCTCTGTTTGAGCAAATTCAACAAGACTTCGGGGTAGAAGTGTTTACAATGAACGAAGATGAAGTTCCAGAAACCGATGAAGAACTGGCTTTGTATATGAATATGAAATACAAGCCTGCTATTGAAATAGCAGCGGAAGAAGCTATCAATACTTTACTTTCGGAAAACCATTACAATGATATTAGAAAAAGAGTAGACTACGATATTACTACTATAGGTATAGGTATTACGCGTCATCAATTTCAATTAGGACAAGGAGTAGTTATAGATTATGTTGATCCAGCTAATGTAGTATACAGTTATACTGAAGACCCTTACTTTAAAGATTGTTTTTATTGGGGGGAAATCAAAACTGTTCCAATGACGGAGCTGGTAAAAATAGATCCAGATATTACTAAAGAAGATTTGGAAGAAATTTCTAAATACAGCCAAGCTTGGTATAATTATTTTAATGTAGCTCAATTTTATGAAAACAGTATGTTTGCTCGAGATACATGTACTTTGATGTATTTTAATTATAAAACCACTAATAGCTTTGTTTATAAGAAAAAAGAAACTCCAGACGGAAACTTTAAAGTAGTTGAAAAAGACGACCAGTTTAACCCTCCACAAGAAATGATGGATGAAGGTAAATTTGAGAGAGTGGAAAGAAAAATAGATATTTGGTATGATGGAATAATGGTGATGGGTACAAACATTGTGTTAAAATGGGAGAAAGCAAAGAATATGGTTAGACCTGCCGCAGCAACTCAATACGCTTTACCTAACTATATAGCTTGTGCGCCAAGAATGTATAAAGGCACAATCGAGTCTTTATGCCGAAGAATGATTCCATTTGCTGACTTAATTCAGATGACACACTTAAAAATACAACAAGTATTATCACGAGTTGTCCCAGATGGTGTTTTTATTGACGCTGACGGGCTTAATGAGGTGGATTTAGGGACGGGTAATGCCTATAACCCTGAAGACGCTCTAAGACTTTATTTCCAAACAGGTAGTGTGGTAGGAAGAAGTTACACTCAAGATGGGGAATTTAATAACGCCAGAGTTCCTATTCAGCAATTAACTGCATCGAGTGGTGCTAATAAAATGCAAATGTTAATTCAAAACTTTAACTACTATTTAGATATGGTAAGACAAGTGACTGGATTGAATGAAGCGAGAGATGGTTCTACACCAGATCCTAACTCTTTAGTAGGAGTTCAAAAATTAGCTGCCTTAAATTCCAACACAGCTACTCGTCATATATTACAAGGAAGCTTGTATATAACTAAAACGATTGCCGAGGCCTTGGCTATCAGAACTGCTGATGTTTTAGAATATTCTGATTTTGCTGATGAATTTGCAATGCAGATAGGTAAATACAATGTAAAATTATTAGGAGATATTAAAAACCTATACCTCCATAGTTTTGGAATATTTATTGACCTTGCTCCTGACGAAGAGGAAAAAGCAATGCTTGAGCAAAATATACAAATGGCTTTATCTCAACAAGATATTAATTTAGAAGACGCTATAGATGTTAGAGAAATTAAAAACATAAAAATGGCTAACCAGCTATTGAAGCTAAAGCGTAAGAAAAAACAAGAAGCAGAGCAGGCTGCTAAAATGCAAGAGCAGCAGATGGCCGCTCAAATGCAAATGCAAGCACAGCAAGCTAAAGCTCAGATGGATGCTCAGCATATTCAAATGGAAACTCAAGCTAAAATGCAATATAGACAAGCTGATATTTCTTTTGAAATTGAAAAAATGAAAGCTGAAGCGGCCTTAAAAGGTCAGTTAATGCAAGAAGAGTTCCAGTATCAAATGCAGTTAAAAGGCGTAGAACAATCGCAATTAGACGCAAGAGAACAGAAAAAAGAAGACGCTAAAGATTTTAGAACTAAACTCCAGGCTACTCAACAATCACAAATGATTGAGCAGCGAAAACGTAATTTACCATCTATAAATTTCGAGTCTAATGAGGATAGTTTAGATGGTTTTGATTTAGCAGAATTTGAGCCAAGATAGGCTAAAAATAAATATAATATAATTATTAACTTTGTAAAAAATTTAATCAAATGGATATAAAAGTAAAAGAAGTAAGTTTAGTTGAAGAAAAATCTGCTCAAGAAATTGAAGCGGAATTATTAAAAAAACACGAAGAGGAAACGCAAGCAGCTGAGCAGCCTGTAGTGGAAGAGCCTGTAAAAGAAGATTCTACCACAGAAAGCCCTGCAGAAGCTGAAGCAAAAGAAAAAACTCCCTCGTCAGAGTTAAATGACGAAGACGTTCTTTCATATATTAAAAATAGATATGATAAAGAAATAAACTCAGTAGATGATTTATTTGCTCAACAAAAAGCAAATGAAGAATTACCTGAAGATGTTTCTGCATATTTTAAGTATAAAAAAGAAACTGGTCGAGGAATAGAGGATTTTGTAGCCTTACAAAAAGACTACAACTCTATGGAAGACGATCAGGTCTTAGCTAATTATTATAGAACTACCGAAGATGGGTTAGATGCTATAGATATTCAAGATATGATTGAGGACAAGTTTATGTTCGATACGGACTTAGATGAACCCAAAGCTGTTAAGAAGAAAAAATTAGCTAAAAAACGAGAACTTGCGAAAGCAAAGAAGTTTTTAAATGAACAAAAAGATAAATATAAAGTCCCTCTTGAGTCAAGTGGGGGTGGGTTATCGGAAGATCAGGAAAAAAATCTTAATGCTTATAAGAGTTATAAAGAGGAATCGGAAGCTGTAAATGACCTTTTAGTTAAAAGACACGACTTCTTTCTCAAAAAAACCGATGAGGTTTTTAGCGATGGATTCAAAGGTTTTGAGTACAACGTAGGAGAAAAGAGTTTTACCTTTAAACCAGGAGATGCAGCTGAAGTAAAAAATCGACAAGCAGATTTCTTAAACTTTGTTTCTAAATTTCAGGACAAAGATGGAATGATGGTTGATGCAAAAGGATACCATAGAGCTTTAGCGGCTGCTATGAATCCTGAAAAGTTTGCACAGTTTTTTTACGACCAAGGTGTAGCCACCACGGTTGAAAGTGTAGCAAAGAAGTCTAAAAACATTGATATGGAAGTAAGACCTACTGCGCCAACATACAACAAAGATGGTTTAAAAATCCGAGCTGTAGGAGACACGAGTAGCGGAAGAGGACTCAAAATTAGAAGTATTAAAAAAGTTTAACTAAAAAAATTATAAAATTATGGCAGTACAAGCAGCACCAGGATGGGATTTGCAGCCTTCAGCGCAGAAACAGGTCTTGGAAACAAACTACATAACAAACTTTGATTTCTTGAATCAGTATCTTCCTGATACTTATGAAAAGGAATTTGAGCGTTATGGAAATAGAACAATTGCTTCTTTCCTTAGAATGGTAGGAGCAGAAATGCCGACTAACTCAGATATGATTAAGTGGGCAGAGCAAGGTAGATTACACACTAAATACACTAACTGTACTCTTGCAGGTGGTGGACCAGGTGTAGCTACAACAGCAAACGTAACAATTAATGATGCGTTTGACCCTACATTAGTGGCAAACCAAACAACACCAGCGGTTAGAATAGGACAAACAGTTATGTTATCAGATAACGTAGCAGGATCTACTCTAAGCAATAAGGCGGTTGTAACAGCAATTAATGTTGGTGCAAACCCATTAGTAATTACAGTAGCATTTTACGAAGCAACTCAGTTAGTACCTAACGCAGGAGTTGGATGTACAATGTTTATTTATGGTTCTGAATTTAAAAAAGGCGAAACAGGAATGCAAGGATCTCTTGAGTCTGATGACGTATTCTTTTCTAACAAACCAATTATCCTAAAAGACACTTACCAAGTAAGTGGTTCTGATATGGCTCAAATTGGATGGGTAGAAATAACATCAGAAAACGGAGCAAACGGCTACCTATGGTATCTTAAATCTGAACATGATACAAGATTACGTTTTGAGGATTACTTAGAAACATCAATGATTGAAGCAGTTCCTGCAGCTAATGGCTCAGGTGCTGAAACAGCATTAAGTACAGCAGCTGGTGGAGCAGGCATTGTAAATGCAGGTTCTGAAGGTATCTTCTATGTAGTAAATGATAGAGGAAATGTGTGGGGCGGTGGAAACCCAACTACACTTGCAGGATTTGATTCAGTAATTCAAAGACTTGATAAGCAAGGAGCTATTGAAGAAAACGTGATTTTCGTAAATAGACAATACTCATTTGATATTGACGATATGTTAGCAGCCCAAAACTCTTACGGAGCAGGTGGAACTTCATATGGTTTATTTGATAATGATGCAGATATGGCTTTAAATCTTGGATTTACAGGATTTAGAAGAGGTTATGACTTTTACAAGTCTGACTGGAAATATCTTAACGACCCTACTATGAGAGGCGGTATTAGTGCAGGAGCAGTTAATGGACTATTAGTTCCAGCTGGTTCAACTTCTGTATATGACCAAATCTTAGGTAAAAACGCTAAGAGACCATTCTTACACGTAAGATATAGAGCTTCTGAAACTGAAGACAGACGTTATAAAACTTGGATCACTGGTTCAGCTGGTGGAGCAAGAACATCTGACTTAGATGCAATGACAGTGAATTTCTTAAGTGAAAGAGCAGTATGTACTTTAGGTGCAAACAACTTCTTCTTATTCCAGCAATAAGTTGAATTAACTAATATTAGGGGAGTGTAAAAGCTCCCCTTATATTTATTTTTAAATTAAATTAAATTATATTATAATGAAAAAAGAAAAATATACTACCAAATTTTATAGGTTAACAAACAACAGAAAACCTTTATCCTATATGTTAGCCTCCCGACATTCGAGGCGTTCACCCTTATTACATTTTGATGCAGAAACAGGAGTAAATAAACCTTTACGTTATGCGCGTAATCAAAAATCACCTTTTGAAGACGAGCAAGATGGAAATGCAATTTTAGAACCTGTAGTTTTTGAAGACGGAATGCTTGTTGTTCAACGAGAAAATCAGGTCTTGCAAAAATTTCTACATTACCATCCTCAAAACGGACAGGTTTTTGAAGAGGTTAATAAAGAAGCAGATGCATCTCAGGAATTAGAAAGGGTAGAAAAGGAATTAGATGCGCAAATTGCGGCTAAACAACTCTCTACAGATAAACTAATTATGGTTAGCCGAGTGCTTATGGGAAGCAATGTGGATAAAATGACTATCCCTGAATTAAAAAGAGATATTTTAGTTTTTGCTAAAAATGATCCTGCTGACTTTATGAGCATTCTTAATGACCCTATGCTTGATTTACAAGATACGGTTTACCAATTTTTTGATGGACAACTGTTAAGTTTAAGAAATCAAAATAAAGATGTTTATTTCAATTTACCTAAAAACAAAAAGAAACTTTTAACTGTGCCTTATGGAGAAGATTACTCATATATTGTAGCTTCATATATGCAGTCTGATGAAGGTCTGGAAACATTTAAGTTGTTGAAAAAATACCTAAATAAGAAAGAAAAATAAAGCTTATCTTTGTGGGGAGAATATTCTCATATAACCTTTAATGTTATTATTTATTATGGAAAAATTTTTAAAAATTCCAGTAACAAATGAACAAGAACAACTTGTTTCTGTACTGGATGTAAAATTAGTAGAACAAGCGACTACTACAACTGTAACTATGGCTTATGGCTCTGGTAAGGTTGTGACTATTACACACGCAGCGATTTCTGCTTCAAGCGAAGCAATGAGAGACGCAGTACAAGATGCTATGGTAGAAGCCCTTGCGACAGGCTGGACTGAGGTATCTTATGACTACGTTCCTAATTCCGCAGTGAGCGGTATAGCTATAGCGTAATGCAGAGTTCAATGCAAAAATTTGTAGAAGTTGATGTTCAAGATGTCGCATTAACAGGAACATCCACAGGCGATCAATCAGGAAACAATAAAGTTGAAGATACGGGAGCGTTTTCATCAGGAGTAGCAATAGGAGATATTCTCCATGATACAACTGATGACAGAATGTATACTGTAGCAGCTCTTGATAGTGCTAATATCTTGTCTTTAACTCCTATTGGAGCAACACAAGGTAATGGCGTAGGAAATGCTAAAAGCTTTATCATTTATTCTGCAACAGCTTCATCAAAGCAATTAATTGCTTCTTCTGGAGTTGTATTAGTAGAAAATGCAGCAGCTGACCCAATCAACAGTGAAGTTAATATTCAATATGGTGGGGCAAGTGGTATAGCAGTAAAAATCACACATGCTGCAGTAGCGGCTGGTGATGAAATGATGAGAGATGCTTTTCAAGACGCAGTAGAAGCTTCCTTGATACAAGCGTGGCCGTTAGTAAAATACGAGTGGGAATTACCACCAAGTAAGGTACTTACGATCAATGTAGTTTAATCTAAGCTAACTGAAAATAGAAGAGGTCTTAAAAAAAATAAGGCCTCTTTTTTTTTCTTATCTTTGTACAAACAATCTCCTTATGATAGATGATGTAAGAAATACTGTATTAGCAATAGCTAACAAAAACAATTATGGATATATAAGTCCACAGGATTTTAATCTATACTGTCAGCAAGCTCAAATGGATTTGTTTGAGGATTATTTTTACCAATATAATAATTGGGTTACAAAACAAAACCTAAGGGTTTCTGGTAGCGGTTATGCAGATATAGTAAAAAACTTAGAAGAAGTAATTGATTTGTTTTCTCAAGAAGTTTTTCTTACACAAGTAGGAGTGGCTAACACTTATTCTCTCCCTGCAGATTACTATTTAATTAATAAATTATTTTATTACCCAAACTCTTTAGCGTCAGGGACTAATACTTTTGTTGCGGCTTTTAAATTAACCGATTCCACTGCTGCATTTTCTAATTTAACCAATCCTAACACTCCTCCTGTAGGAAGTATTATAGTTAATACCACTACTGGGACTCAGTGTTATGTTACAGCAGTAGATGATTCTACAACGCTTTCTATTAGTGCAAATATTATGAACTTAAATGATGCTTATATTATTTATTCAAACACTAATGTAGCTGAGGTAGAAAGAGTGAGTCAGAACAAGTTATTTTATCTTACCAGCTCCCCTTTAACAGCACCAAGCAATCAGTTTCCTGCTTATGTTTTAGATGGAAATACAATAACAGTGTATCCTTCAACTATTGATGGATCTCGAAGTGTTAAGACGCAATACATACGCTATCCCTTACCTCCTAAATGGACTTATAGTATTATTTCAGCCAGTGAAGGGACTCCAATTTTTAATGATACTCAGGCAGATTATCAAGATTTCGAGCTGCCGTTATCTGACGAGCCAACGCTGGTGGCAAAAATATGTCAATACGTGGGGATAGAAATAAGAGAAGAAGATGTTTATACTTTTGGAACAACAGGGGTAACGCAAGAAAACACAGAAGAAAACGCACAATAATATGGCTTATATAACAGATTATCAATATTACGAAAACGGTGGTGTAAATCCAGAAAATGAAAACTGGGGGTCATATCAATATGTTACTTTACAAGAAGTGGTAAGTAATTTTATGCTTATATATCAAGGAAACAATGAGCTATTAAATAACATTAATCGTTATCAGGTTTTGTTTTATGCTAAAAGAGGTATTCAAGAGTTAAACTATGATGCCATGAAAGAAATTAAAATATTAGAACTTGAGGTAGGTGAAGATTTGAGATTTATAATGCCTCAAGATTATGTGAATTGGGTTAGAATTTCATTATATGAAGGCGGAGTATTATATCCAATGACTGAAAATATCCAAACAAACTGGGCAGGAGCATATCTACAAGATAATAATGCAAGAATACTTTTTGATCAAGACGGGAATGTTTTAAAGCCTGAATATTCTTCTTTAACATATGACCGTATACAAGGTACTAAGAGGTCTATTTATTTAAATGTAGACAGTCCTTATCACAACTCATTAGGTTATTTTATAGATGGCGGCTGGTATTTTGATTATTCGATAGGAGGAAGGTTTGGTTTAAATACAGAGACCGCTAATATAAACCCTACATTTAGCATCAATAAACAAGCGGGTGTTATTAACTTTGACTCCTCAATGTCTGGAAGGACAGCTGTATTGGAATATGTTTCAGATGGTATGGAAAGTGGAGACGATGCTAATATAAGTGTTAATAAATTATTTGAAGATTATCTATATGCATTTATCAGATATTCATTATTAAACGGCAGATTAGGAGTTCAAGAGTATGTAGTCAATAGAGCAAGAAAAGACAAATCTTCTTTATTAAGAAACGCTAAAATTAGACTAAGCAATATACATCCTGGCAGACTATTAATGAATTTAAGAGGTCAGGATAAATGGATAAAGTAATATGGATATAAAAAGTATTTCAACTTTTATAAAGGGCAGGATGAATAAGTCTGTGGATGAAAGAATACTTCCACCAGGCGAATATGTTGATGCGTTAAATGTAAGGATAGGAGCAACTGAAACTACAGAAATTGGAGCTGTAGAAAATTCCAAAGGGAATGAGATATTAACAGGTCTTCGTTTTAGAGGAGTAGTATTATCGGCTCAAGCAAGATGCATTGGAGCGTTAGAAGATGGAATGAATGAAACTATTTATTGGTTTGTTCATGATCCGAATAATCCTCAAGCTCCTAACCCTCCAAGTCCTGCGGATTTAATTGTCTCTTATAACACAACTACTGAAGTTACCACGTATCATGTGGAAAGTACAAGTGTTTTAAATTTTAACCCTTCATATCTTATAACAGGGGTAGATTTAATTGAAGATTTATTGTTTTGGACAGACGACTATAATCCACCTCGTAAAATTAATGTAAATTTTAACTATCCATCTGTAGACGGAAACGGTGTAGATCAAATTCAAGAAGAAGATATTAGTGTTATTGTAAAACCTCCAGGGTTTCAAGATGCTGCATTGGTCGCTGTTCCTAATTCAGAAACCCTTACTTCTCCTAATGTTAGGTTAATTCAAATACCTAATCAAGAAAATTACATGGAAGATAAATTTATTTCTTTCGCATATAGATATAGGTATTTAAATTTTGAATATAGTGCCACCTCTTTATTCACTTTACCTGCTTTTCAGCCAGGAAGATTTATTTTTAGTTATGAGAATTATAATAATGAATCTATGCAAAATAGATTTAACGGAGCTGAAGTAACTTTTAATACAGGATCAAACAGGGTAATAGAAATAGATTTGTTATATAAATTTTCTAACAGCACTACTATATTTAAAATAGACACTTACAACAAACAACAATCAGGATGGGGTGATAATCAAGATAGAACTATAGAATTTTCTAACAGTAAAATATATACAGTTTTAGGGAGTGATGAGATATTAAGATTATATGACAACGTGCCTCGCTTAGCTAAAGCCCAGACAATAATGGCTAATCGCTTAGTGTATGGAAACTATATAGACGGTTATAATATTTCCATAGGTTCATCAGAGGGTGCAAAAATCTCACCTAATTACACTGTTGCAGTTTTAGCCGATCAAGTAGGGGTTTTTTATATACCTTACCCTACCTTATCCAGCCAACTATATAGCATAAACCCATTAAATTCTACGACTGTCCAACAGGCTTCAGCTTTAGTTGACTTAGATAGTATTAAAGATGAATTAAAAAGCGGAGCGCAACTTGTTATTAACTTGTCTTTACGTTCAGCTACAACTAATGCACGAGCTTTAAATAACACCACTTTAGGATATACAGTATGTACAAACACTGGAACTCCGTCTCCAGCTTGTAATTCGTGGAGTTCTACAATTAATAGTGGAACTATTGAGGTAGAGTGTTTTGTAGATTTAACTCAAGACTATAGTGGAAGCTCATCAGTCTATGATTTCTTAATGTCAGATGATTTTCAAAATGCCATAGGAACAGTTCAAGGAGTTAATTTTCAACCCATGGCAACAGCTTCTGCAGGATACTCTTTGACAGACAGTTTTAATACTAATGTAACAACTCAGGCTAATTTTACTAAAGTTATTAGCTCTATAAACAGCTCTACTAACCAAGAAGGTTTT